TGGATTAATGAGGTGGGAGAGCTTACGGCTTTTACAAAACAGGAGACATCCGCCATCAAACAGTTTTTAAGCAAATGTTTCGATATCTACAGAGCGGCCTATGGCAGGCAGACAGAGAAGCATCCGAGGCGCTGTGTGTTCTTTGGGACCAGCAACGACAATGAGTTTCTGAAGGATGCAACGGGTAACCGCCGGTTCTGGCCGGTGGATGTAGGCTTGCATCCGGCGCAGAAATCCATCTGGACGGATATGCCGGGTGAGGTGGATCAGATATGGGCGGAAGCATACATGTACTGGGCTATGGGGGAACAGCTGTATCTGTCTAAAGAGATAGAGGCCGCGGCCATGGAGCAGCAGGAGAGCCACAGAGAGCAGTCAGGTAAGGAAGGGATCATACAGGACTTCCTGGAGAAGCCAATACCTTCAAACTGGGATTCGATGGCTCTATTTGACCGCAGGATGTTCTGGAACGGTAATAAGCAGCTGCCGGATGGGGCCACACTTGTGCCGCGTGAAAAAGTATGCGCGGTGGAGATATGGGTGGAATGTTTCAACAGTGATGCCAAGTACATGAAGCGCTCGGACAGCACGGAAATCAACAATATCCTTACAGGTATAAAAGGATGGAGAAGGAACAAAAGCGTCCGCCGGTTTGGTCCCTATGGTACGCAAAAGGGATTTGAACGCATGTAAACTTTAAAGAAAAAAAAAGAAAGTATGCAAGGTTTACGTGGTTTACAGGGAGAAAGTTTACAGGTTTACAGCAAGTTTACATGTATAGTTCACGGGAAAACCTTGTAAGCACAAGGAAAACTAATATATGTAAACTATGTAAACCAATTATCTATATAAGAATAAAAATAGATAAATAAGATACGCGCATATATCACCTAACGTACCTGTTACGTATATCACATACGCGTATAAGGACAGTCGGTATACAGGAGGAATTGAAGATGCTTGAGAAGGATATTGAGAAGGTCCTGGTGGCGGAGGTAAGGAAACTGGGCGGCCGGGCCTATAAATGGGTAAGCCCTGGTAACGGTGGGGTGCCAGACCGGATAGTGGTATTCCCGGACAGGCCGCCGGTATTCGTGGAGCTAAAGGCTGAGTATGGGAAGCTGAGCGTATTGCAAACCGCGCAGCTCAGGCGCCTTCAGGACATGGGGCAGGACGTAAGGGTGCTGAGAGGAATCCAGGAGGTGGAGCAGTTCCTGGAGGACTGCGGAACCGGATTGAAGTTAAGACGGTTTGAAAAGGAGGCGGAGGCAGATGGGGATTGACCACAAAGGACGTGAAGGAGGATGGGGATGGTAGAAACTGTATGTGCATGGTGCGGGAAGAAGATACAGACATATCCATGCAAAGTTAAACCAAGAAATTTTTGTTGCCGAAAATGCCTTGCGAACTATTCAAGTAAAGCAAAGAATCCGAATGGATACCAGAATTTGAAAGACTATACAGGAATGTCCAGGCACATGACGGAACTTAACCAAAAACTTAACCCGGCCAGAATGACATTTCCTACAAGGGTTAAATTGAGTATGGCGCACAGAGGAACTGGAAAAGGAAAGACCTATACCAAGTCTTTTGGAATTCATACGCACCGTATTGTAGCCGCTAGAACATTGGGCAGAGAACTATTACCCGGTGAAATAGTCCACCACATTGATGGAAATAAACGAAATAACAGGCCGGATAACCTGATGGTGTTTCAGAGTCAGGCTGAACACGCCAGATGGCACAAGGAACATAAAGGAGGTGATGCCCTATGATATTCAAACCACATGACTACCAGTTACACTGTATCAACCGGATTATCGAAATAAAAAAGCTGGGTCTCTGGCTTGATATGGGTTAAGGGCCTTGGCAAGACGGTCACCACGCTGACGGCCATCAAGGAACTTAAGTATAACCGGTTCCAAGTACGGCGCGTCCTGGTGATTGCCCCAAAAAAGGTGGCGGAGGGAACCTGGACAAGAGAGGCCGCCAAGTGGGACCACACAAAAATGCTGCGGGTGTCCCCGGTACTGGGGAGCCAGTCCAAGCGGGTGAAGGCACTGAACACGCCGGCCGACATCTACATTACCAACCGCGAAAATGTGGTGTGGCTGGTGGATTATTACCGGAACGCCTGGCCTTTTGACATGGTGGTGGTGGATGAGAGCAGCAGTTTTAAGAGCCACAGCGCTAAACGCTTCAAGGCGTTGGCCAGTGTAGGAGAGCGCATCGACAGAATGGTAGAGCTGACGGGAACCCCATCCCCCAATGGTCTGAACGACCTGTGGGCCCAGGTATTCCTGCTGGACGGCGGCGAGCGTCTGGGGAAACGGTACACCCATTTCAGGGAACGGTATTTCCAGCCGGATAAGCGCGGAGCAGACGGCATGGTGTACAGTTACGAGGCTAAGCCCGGGAGTGAGGAAGGTATTCTGGAGAAGATATCCGATATCTGCATCAGCATGAAGGCGGAGGATTACCTGCAGCTTCCGGATATCACGTACCATGAGATACCGGTGGAGCTGGACGCAAAGGCTCTCAAAGCATACTGTGAGCTGGAGCGTGAGATGGTTCTGCAGCTGCCAGAGGATGGAGAGGACATTAGTGTAACCAGTGCGGCCGCCCTGAGTAATAAGCTGCTGCAGCTGGCCAATGGGGCTATTTACGACGAGGACAGGCAGGTCCATGATGTCCATGACTGCAAATTGGAGGCGTTTATGGAGCTGATGGAATCCCTTCAGGGGAAGCCGGCACTTGTGTTCTACAACTACCAGCACGACCGGTCGAGAATCCTTAAGGCCCTGGAGAAAACCGGATTGAGGGTGAGGGAGCTTAAGACGCCACAGGATGAGGATGACTGGAATGCCAGAGAGATAGATGTGCTTCTGACCCATCCGGCCAGCAGCGCCTACGGACTGAACCTGCAGCAGGGTGGGAATCACGTCATCTGGTTCGGCCTTACATGGAACTATGAGTTATACACCCAGGCCAATAAGCGCCTGCACCGCCAGGGACAGCAGGAGAAGGTCATCATCCACCATCTGGTGTGCAGCGGGACACGGGATGAGGATGTAATGCAGGCTCTGCAGCGCAAAGATGATGTACAGAATTGGGTAATGGAGTCCCTTAAGGCGAGGATAAGGAGGATAAAGGATGGTAATTAGATTCAACATCCCAAACGGGAGGATGGAGATAAACTTAGAGACTTTCTTCCAGGAGGCCAGAAGGCCACAGATACATAAAATGCTTAAGTGGGTAAGAGCTTCCTGGCCGGATGAGAAGAACGCCAGAGAAATCAGGGAATGGCTTACGGACAGACGGCAGGATGAGACGGACCGGGCTAAAGCCTTTGCGAAGAAGTATGTGGACTGCCGTACGGAGCTGGCAGAACTGCAGGAGATGTATGAGCGGATGCAGAGCCCCTGTTATGCCGTGTACACCAGGGACAAGGAAAAGCTGACCAATGCAAAGAAGGATGTAAGCCGCTACAAGGCAAAGACCGTTCGGTATAAAAGAGAGATGGACGAACACCGGAAGCTGGCCGAACGGTATGAAGGCATACTGAAGGATGCTGATAAGATTCTAGGAGGAAATGATGGAGGAAGTTAAGAAAACAGGATTGACCTTTATAGATACCAGGCGGCTGGCGAATATATCCTACAAGGATATCAAAAATGGTTTTGTAGGCTTCGGTTATTACCTGAAAATCATCCGGGATGAAAAGCTGTGGCAGGGACAAGGCTATGACAGCTTTAACGAGTTTTTGGGTGATGAATACGGCAAGGACAAGTCTTGGGCGTCCAGGTGTATCAATCTGTATGACAAATTCGGCATCCCGGTAGAGCCAGGAGAACTGCCGAGGCTGGAAGATGCATATGAGTCGTACAATGTCAGCCAGCTGATAGAGATGATACCTATGCAGGAGGAGTTGCAGGAACAGGTCACCCCAGATATGTCGGTCAAAGCCATCCGGGCACTGAAGCCAAGAAAAGAGAAGAAAGTTGCGACCGTCGCAACCCCGGAGCAAGAACCAGAGCCCCACCAGGAAGCCCAGACGGAGCCAGAGCCGGAACCGCCCCGTCCGGAAAAGTCCGGGAAGTGCATCCACCGGCCAGAATTTGACTGTACCCTGGAGGAGGCCCATAAGCTCATCCCGGGAACCGGGGAGGACTGCAGCCGGGTGTGCTGCTGGGAATGCGTCAGGCGCGGTGACTGTGAGTTGGAATGTTATAGTTCGCAGCGGCGCCCGGAGCATCTGGAAACCCCAAAGGCAGAGCCGGATTGTCCGCTACTGGAAGCCGCGGATGTGCAACAGGGGAAAACAGCCATCCCTTCCCAGGAGGAATGTGTTCTGGACTTCTATCAGCATCACATGTCCAAGCTGTGTGCGCAGGCCGCCAATGACGGGAACGTGAAACTTCTGAGGCAGGAGCTGATAAGCAATCACGGAGAACCCCATAACAGCGGGTCAACGGAGTACGGCTTTTATCAATGCGGCCCGGAACGGATTCATTTCCAGGATAATATGTGCGAGACATTTCTGAGCTTGACCTGGGGCAAGTACGTAAAGGAATTACTCAGCCTCTTGGGAAGTGCTGAGGATGAGGCATCAGAACATGAAGACGATGTTCCTGGTATGCCGGAATCCCAGGATACCGTGATTGATGGTGAATTCACAGAGATTTCAGAAACGGAGGAGGACATCCGGGCCCCGGAGGAACCCATGACCGAGCTGCAGATTGCCCAGGATGAACTGGGGCGTGCCAAAAAGCTGCTTAATGATGGGCTAAAATGTGATGTGGATGAAAATGACATACATATCCGCCGGCTGAAAATAAAGGTTTGCGCCCTGGTCAGCTATGTGTGCGATTTGGATGACATCGTGAATCCGCCGCCGAAGCCAGAGCAGCCGGAACTGCCGGTGCTTAAGAACAATGACCAACGGGCTGCCTTCGTGGATGCATATGAGACGTGGCCGTTATGGATTGAGACGAAACAGACCGGGGAACGGTACTATCGGTATGACCTGGAGGACGGCACCAGCATGGTGGTCAAGGTGTATCACGCAAGGATATTCGATGGATATGCGTCAGGAAGCTATGAGGCCAAATATCATGATGGTTACGGCCGGCATGAGTACTATCTGCTGCGGGATGGGAAGTTCTTCCGGGATTGCGATATGAACCGGTCGTTGCTGATTGAGAAACTGAAAGAAATTCAGAAGGTGAAAAAAGGCTGTAACCAGAATTAGGATTTCTGGGAGAACCGGAGAAAGGAGCCTGGATGGAAAGAGATTTTGAAAAAGACATCATAGAGCTGGATGCTGCAATAAAGTCCAACGCGGAACGGGATAATACTTTTACGTTGTCGGTACTGCAACGGGTGAAGGCAATCATGCTGCAACAGAAAGAAAAGCTGAAAGCCTATGAGGATACCGGCCTGACGCCAGGAGAAGTCCAGTATTTAAAAGACAAAAGCGAGCCGAGAATGGTGGTGTGGACACCAGCATATCAATCATATTATTCAGCTGGTGATGAAGCAGAGTGCCTCTGTCCGGTATGTGATTCAGATGTGGTTGAGGATGATGATTATTTCTGTCCAACTTGCGGCCAGGCATTGAAATATCATGATGAACCAAACTGAAACTTTGATACGAAAGGAGAATCAGGAGATGTGCAAGGAGTGTATTAAAAAGGTACTTGAATGGTACAGCTTTGGCATCATCGTAGGAGCAGGATTTTATATAGGACTGAATCTTGCAGTACAGCTCCTAAAGGTGGTAACAGACGTAATGAGGCAGTGGTGTCTATGAGAAAGAAAGACAGTAAGCAGTCCAAGGTCAGCCGCATCGACCGCAGCAAGGCCCTGGCCGCCCAGGCCGACGAGGCCATCAAGGAGCGCATCCGGACGGCGCCGGCCTACATGTACACCAGCCTGTGCCCGGTTCCGGAGCTGCGGGAGCCGCCAATGCGGATGATGTTGTTGAGACTGAGGATGTGGTTTAATCGAAAGTTTGGAGGTGATGCCGATGGACAAGGTGAGAAAGCGGGACATGAAGCTGAGTGATTACAATATCTCCCGCGCGAAGTATAATGAGCTGAAATACTTCTGTATGCAATATGATGAGAAAAAGCAGGAGCTGCATAGAGGGTACGGATTAGGTGCTGTTATCAGTGATGGAATGCCCAAAGGGAATCTTCCAGGGAATCCTGTAGCACGGGCGGCAATACATAATGCTATGTTACAGGCAGACATTGAGCTGGTTGAGCAGACGGTTATAGAGGCAGGCGCGGATATTTATCAGTGGTTGCTTAAAAATGTGACGGAAGGCATTGGGTATGATTATCTAGATGTGCCGATGTGTAGATCGGATTTTTATGGGGTGAGGAAATACTTTTTCTATTTGTTGGCGCAGAAAAGATAAATTGGAGCACTCAAAGGGGGACTTCCGTGATATTATGGTAGCATGGAAATGGTTGAGAGAACCACTTCCTACCCCCATAATAAGCAGCTGTCAGGTATATAGCCGGATAGCTGTTTTTTATTGAAGAAAGAGAGGTATTTTAATGCAAAAAGGTTTTGAAGTAGTAAATTTACATGGAACGGCCAGTGGTGTGATCGCTGTACCGGTGATCGGTGAAAACGGAAACTGGTGGATTGGTAATGAGGATACTGGGATTGCGGCGCAGGGACCGAAAGGAGATCGTGGACCAGCAGGATCAGGAGGCGGAGCAGACGGCACACCGGTGGGTACCGTGATCGCATACATGAGCACGAAAGTCCCGGATCATTATCTGGCGTGTGACGGTGCGGAATATAATATCGAGGATTACCCGCTGCTGTCTAACCAGATCCTTGATGGATTTGGTGCGGTTGATTACTTTGGAGGCGACGGAGCTACAACGTTTGCGGTGCCGGACCTGCGGAACGAGTTTTTGAGAGGATACCATGGGGAGACGGAAGAAAAGTTATCTATGGATGTCGGAAAACACCAAGAGTCAACTAAATTACCGGGAATTTTTCTTTTTTCTGATGGTAAGAACAATCAGAAATTAGCATGTGAATACAATTCAGACAAGTCTAACAACCCTATGGAAAATACAGATACTGTATTAAAAGCTAGTGGAAGTAGGACTTATCAGGATATAGTATTAAGTCCTCTTAGGTCTTCTTCAAATGTTGGTGCCTATGGTTATACATCCAGACCAACAAACGTGGCCGTACTTTATTGCATCAAGTACGAGTAAGAAGGGAGATCTATATGCAGGATAGATTTTGTTTACAGATGGTAGCCTGTGAGGACTGCGGGAATGGCGGAGCTTTCTGATATGGACAACAGGGAAGAACTGGAGGAGTTCACGGAGGAAGATATTTTTATCAACAGCATTCTTAAGAGCAAGCTCCGGAGCATTGTCATGATAGGCCGCATAGATAAGTGCCTGAAGCTCCTGTAGGATGAGGAGTGTCGGAAGAATACGCATGAGAAATATCTGGCCTTTAAATATTTCTACCTGGATGGGATGACATACGAGAATATTGCAGAGATTTACGGATATGGAGAGCGGACGGCCAGACGGTGGATAACGGAGTTTACAGGGATACTTAGTGTATACCTCTTTGGTTCAGACGCCCTTATGCTGGATTAGGGCCTTGACAGGAGCATGTCAAAATCGTGTCCTTGCCATGTCCGTTTGGACGATTTATAATTGTAATATGCAAAATTAGGTGATATGAAAAAGACTTGATTTTTCACTCCCCTACAATGAGCAGCTGTCTGGTATGTAACTGGATGGCTGCTTTTGTTTTCAAAGAAAGAGAGGTATTAATTATGAATGAGAAAGCAAGCTGTATTACGATTAACTGTGGATGTTGTGGAGGCAACGGAGAGGATACGTTTCCGTTTGAGGCGTTGTATAAAATCAATGGAGTCGTAGGAGCTTTAAATGATGCGCCTATTCCTTATCCTGATTTATGTAATAGTGAAAATTTTTTGCCAATTTCACTTATGATAAGAGCGCAGGATGGAGTAGGGTATTTCAACTGTGCACACGGCAGTGCTTATATACAGACTATGAAGGAAGGGTTTGTAATAGCTGCTAGAAACGAACCATTTGCTGGTAGGGAGTGCATTTGTCTATTTGGAAGAATATGATAAATGGATAACTCGTAATTATAAAGCTCCTTGATTTACGGCTGCCAGGCATCATACCCTGGTGGCTGACTAACCGGTATTGTGTAATCCCTTATAAGACAGACCTGTACTTTAACGGGACAATGCCGCAGGGTACACAAGCGGTGAGGTATCTGGTTTTATCCCCCATGACGTTTTCCGGATACGATTAGGGCATCCTAGAAATAGGGTGTCCTTTTTTTGATACATAATCGACAAAAGATAGAAGTGTATTTGGTAGGATTTTTCATTTGTCGTGTGATATACTGTAAGAAAATGTCGAATGGAGAGTGTGATATATGGGGATGAATTTAGCAGAAGCAGGGATCTTAATTGCTCAGATAGGAGCCCCTGAAATGATAAAAAAGATAGTAGAAACGGCTGTAGAGACGCATATTAAGCCTATGTTACAGAAACATGCTGATTATAAAGATAACTCTGTATATTTAGAAGAATGTTTGGAAGAATATTTGGAGACGAGTTATAACAAGGCAATGTCTATGAATACAATAGTTTTTAGGGGTATACCTAAAACCATATATGATTTATATATACCATTGACATTAACTACCCATAATGGAATTGATGCAGAAGAAGATGAAGAATACATAATTGACGATGATTATGCAGAATGTATTAATAGTTATAATAAAATATTGATTATTGATACTGCTGGTATGGGAAAATCCACTTTGGTCAAATATTTGTCGATACAGTCAATTAATCATAATGATTACATTCCTATAATAATTGAATTGCGAAAGGCTGATAAATCCATAGAATTATTAGACTATATATTAGAGCAATTTGAATTATTGGATAAAAAAATCGAAAAGAAAGATTTTGTTAAAATGTTGAAAAGAGGTGATTTCATTATTTTTTTTGATGGTTACGATGAGATTACTAATGAAAATAGAGGGGGTGTATTAGATAATATACAAAATTTTATTAAAAAGGCGGGTAAAAATAAATATGTTTTGACATCGAGAGATGAAAACGATCTGAATTGTTTTGGAGATTTTCAACGTTTTTCAATAAAACCATTGTCAGTGGAAGAGGCATTTTCGTTGATTAGAAAATATGATAATAATGGAGAGAAGTCTGAGCGATTAATTGAGCGTATAACGAAGGATAATCAACTTGATATTTTGAAAGAATTTCTCATTAATCCGATGTTAACATCATTATTGTACAAAACATTTGAATATAAAGAGGAAATCTCATACAAAAAACTCGGTTTTTATAGCCAGGTTTATGAAGCGTTGTATAATGATCACGACAAGACAAAAGGAGGAGCGTATGTTCATCCGAAAAAATCACAGTTAGATAGTTTAGACTTTGAAAAACTTTTGCGAAGAATTGCATTTATGTCTTTGAAGAATAACCAGGTAGAGTATACAAAACAAGCGATTGTAGATGTTATTGATAAATGTTTAAAAAATATGTCTTGGGTGAAGGTGTCAACACTTGATGTTTTGGACGATTTAACACATGCGGTTCCTTTGTTTCAGAAAGATGGTAATGATTACAGGTGGGCACATAAATCGTTTATGGAATATTTTGCTGCGGGCTATATTTGTTATGACAGCGGAAAAACCGAGATTCAATTTGAAAAAATGGTTAACTCTGAAAAGCTTGATCGTTATAAAAATGTAATAGATTTTTGTTATGATATGAAGCCCGATATAGCAAGAAGAATTATTTTATATCCGCATATATGTAAATTCATAAAACAATACGAGGCTTATTATGATGCAGATATTTATTCAAAGTATGACAGGGCGTTAGTAGATTTTAGAAAAAGCAGTATGTTTACGCATGAAATGGTATTGGTTCATTTTGCATCATCAGAAGAAGCAGAAAAGGCATTTAGAAGTCGTCCACAAGAAATATTTGCTAGCGTCAATAAAGGACGGATGAGTACAATTACATTGTTAAGAACCAGTGATTTAGTATTGCATAACAGAACCAATAATTATATTATTAATGAAATGCTTTTAAATAAAAATGTAGATATATTTAAAAGCATTAAGCGAGTGGACAGAGTTGCTCAACAGATGGATATCGAGTATGGGAACTATAGTATATCCGATGATGCTCGCTTAAAAATAAATAGAGAGCAGGAGTATTTTGAATATGTAACTAAACTAATTATGAGAGTCGATGTTAGGGCACCATATTTGGATTACGAAAAATGTATTGCTTTAAAAGCAAAAATTGAGAGTGAAATTGAAGAAAAATCAGATATGGATTTTGAATTGTAATAGTTGTTATAGGGCCGCCCGGAGGTGGTCCTTTCCCATACCCCAAAACAAACAAAGGAAAGGCCGCCTAATCGGCCGCCTCATCCTCCGAAATAAAGTTGTTTATGAATTTTTTTATTTCAGTTGTGGGAGTAGTTCCCATTATGTCGCATTTGGCCTTGAATGCATCCAGGACCTCTGGTTTCAAGTCAAGAGGAAAACGGACATACTTAGTGCGTAGATGCTTTTGCTGAGATGTATATTTCTTATCTTCAGACATGTGGGGCCTCCTAATATTTGATAAATTGGATGGTACTGCTGATGATTAAATACAAAAGTATTATAATTACCAGCAGTTTTGATGCTAAAAGGATACTGCCTAATATTGGCTTCTTTTTGAGCATTGTTATCATGAAAGACTTGTGGTATAATATTGTTGGAAGGAAAGGGGCTCGCGCCCCAATCCCTAAACGATTTTGGTAAGTGCTTCAATCACCAGTAGGATGATGTATGCTTTTACCAGTAGCTCAATGAGTTGGTCGCACAACTTGTTGAGCTTTTTGATTTTCTTTGGTAAGTCTTTCATGTGTTCACCTCCTTTCTATGATTTAATTATAGCATATACGTACGTATATGTCAAGCAAAATATGTACATTTATAAGTTTTTGCATCTGCGGATATTTGCAGGTGCTTTTATTATGCCATGACAAGAGGTGGTGATTATGCCAAGACCCAGGAGCCCTAACAGGGACAAAGCGCTGCAGCTATGGCTGGACAGTGGGCGGAAACGCCAGTTGAAAGACATTGCTGCTGAGTTGCAGGTATCAGAAGAACAGATTCGTAAATGGAAAAATCAAGACAAGTGGGATAAAGTAACGTTACCAAATGCGAAAGGTAACGTTACTAATCATAAAGGAGCTCCTGCGGGTAATCAAAATGCTGTTGGCCATGGGGCTCCAAAACAGAATAAGAACGCAGAAAAATACGGTTTCTTTAGCAAGTACTTGCCTGAGGAGACCGTTTCCATTATCCAGGAGATGCCTACGGACCCGCTGGACATCCTATGGGACCAAGTGCAGATAGCTTATGCTGCAATCATCCGGGCGCAGTCCATCATGTATGTGAGGGACCAGAAGGATGTGACCATCACTAAGATAGGCCATAAGGATGGGGAGACGGTCACAGAGGAGCGCTGGGAGGTACAGCAGGCTTGGGATAAGCAGGGCAATTTCCTGCAGGCGCAGGCCAGAGCCCAGAAAACGCTGGAGGGGCTTATCAAACAGTATGATGAGCTCCTGCATAAAAACTGGGAGCTGGCCAGTGAGGAGCAGAAGGCGCGGATTGCAGTTCTGAAGTCCCAGGTTGAGAAGGACGAAGAAAAGCCGATCCAGATAACATTCAAGAAAGCGGGTGAAAAGTATGGAAGTTAAGATTGCTGAGACCAGGCAGGTAGAATTTTCTCTGAATGACCATTTCTTTGATTTCGTCCATGACTGGGACCATAAGATATATCTGACTGTTGGCGGTTATGGCAGTTCTAAGAGCTACCATATTGCCGTGAAGCTGATTAAGAAGCTGCTGGAGGAGAAACGCAAGGCCCTGGTGGTCCGCGAGGTATTCGATACCATTCGGGATTCCTGCTATGACCTTCTGATGGAAGTGGCCGAAGCCATGGAGGTGACGGACTATATCACGTTTACCACGTCTCCGATGCAGGTGCGCTTCAGTAACGGCAGCCGCATCATCTTCAAAGGCATGGACAAGCCGGCAAAGCTGAAATCCCTGAATGGTGTCAGTATCGTCTGGATAGAGGAGTGTTCCGAAGTCAAGTATGCGGGATTCAAGGAGATTCTGGGACGTCTCCGTCATCCGACCCTCAGCAATCACATTATTCTGTCCACAAACCCTGTCAGCAAAAGCAACTGGGTTTACAAGTGTTTTTTTCAGGACAAGGCAGCCGGCTACAAGGTGTTGGATGATGAGGAACTGTATCAGAACCGCATAATGGTGGTCGGCAACACGTACTATCACCACAGCACTGTGGATGACAACTACTTTGTACCGGCGGATTACATCGAGCAGCTGGACGAGTTGCAGCAGCATGATCCAGACTTGTACCGGGTGGCCAGGAAAGGGCGCTTTGGTATTAACGGAAGGCTGGTGTTCCCGCAGTTTGAAGTACGTACCGAAAGAGAAATTGCTGAATGCATGAAGGGGATTACCAATCCGATTGAAAAGAACGGAATGGACTTTGGTTTCGTGACTTCCTACAATGCTGTGGTACGAATGATGATAGACCACGATAATAAAATTCTTTATCTGTATGACGAATATTATTCCAGAGATAAGACAGACCCGGAGATTGCGCGAGACATAGAGAAATGGAAGGGCATACTTATAAAGGCTGACTGCGCAGAACCAAAGGCAATCCGATATTACAAACAACAGGGATTCCGGATGAAGCCCTGCAAGAAGTTCCAGGGGTCCCGGGAGGTGTACACCAAAAAGGTCAAGCGGTTCAGGAGTATTGTATGCTCAGAGCGGTGCCAGAACATCATCAATGAGCTGAAGGAATTGACATTTGCCGTGGATAAGGATGGGGAAATCATTGAGGATGAATTCAATATTGACCCCCATACACTATCCGCTATCTGGTATGGACTAGATGATTACGAGGTATCAGACCTCAAAGGAGGCAGCATATCGGTCTTAAAGTAAAGGAGGTGGTGGGATGCCACAGGCCATGACGATTGATATTGTAAAGGAACTAATAAAGAGCTATTCCGCAGGGCACCGACGTTTTGTCCGGGAGTCCAAGGCGGCAGAACGGTATTATGAGAATAAGAATGATATTCTTTTTGGTATAGGGAAGAACCGGGACAATGACCCGCTGAGAAATGCGGATAACCGGATACCGCGGAACTTTCACGGCCTGCTGGTCAACCAGAAGGCTGCTTATATGTTTTCAGCGCCGCCGCTGTTTGATGTGGGAAATGAAAAGGTGAATAGGCAGATAGCAGACCTGCTGGGGGATAAATACGCCAAGGTATGCAAGGACTTATGCATAAAGGCCTCAAACTGCAAGGTGGCGTGGCTGCACTACTGGAAGGATGATGATGGGCAATGGAAGTATGGGGTTATTGACCCAAAGCAGATTACCCCAGTCTATTCCGCGGACTTGGACCGCCAGCTGGATGCCGTGCTGCGGAACTATAAAACCAGGGATGTTATTGACGGTAAGGCCATCTATGTGTGGGAGTATTGGACGGCAGAAAAATGCTATGTGTATAAAAAGAAAAGCAGTTCCATTTCTGAAACAGGGTTGGAGCCGTATAACGTGTATGAGCTGACCGGCTCCCCGGATGAGAGTGTGGAGCAGACGAATGTGTTTGAGCATGGTTTTGGAGAGGTGCCATTCATCCCATTTTATAACAATAATATTCCCACAGATGATTTAACCAATATAAAGCTGCTGTCAGATGCCTATGACAAGGTATTCAGCGGCTTTTTAAATGACCTCGAGGATACGCAGGAAATCATATTTATACTGACTAACTATGGGGGCCAGGACCTCAAGTCTTTCATTGCGGAACTGAAAGAATACAAGGCAATTAAGGTGGAGACTGACGGCGCTGGAGGGAGCGGAGGTGTGGAGGCCTTGACTATCAGTATTCCGATAGAGGCCAGAGAGAAATTTCTGGAGATTACCAGGAAAGCAATCTTTGAACAGGGAATGGGTGTGGATCCGGATCCGCAGAAGTTTGGAAATACCTCTGGGGAAGCACTGAAATACCTGTACTCCCTTTTGGAGCTGAAGGCGGGCCTGATGGAGACGGAGTTCAAGCTGGGGTTTGGCCGGTTGGTACGGGCCATATGTCATCATCTGGGGGCCGAGTGTAAGCAGATAACGCAGACATGGACCAGGACGGCCATCCGGAGTGAATCGGAACTGGCTGACATCGCTACAAAAAGCACGGGCGTCATCTCCCATAAGACCATTCTTAAGAATCATCCATGGGTGGAAAATGCAGAGGAGGAAGAAAAGCAGCTGAAGAGGGAAGAAGATGAAAATGCGCAGAAGGTAGATTTATACCAGCAGGCATTCAAGCAGCAGGGAAAACAGGAGGAAGAGGAAGGCGGTGAAGGGGATGAGACTTAAATCAGTCTGTATTAATGAGAAGGAGCAGATTTTCCTGGATGGGATAGAAGTTAATAATGTGACAGATTACAAATTAGAAAACTCCGCCGGGTCAAATGAGCCAGCGAAGTTGACGGTGACGATGTTGGTTAATGTAGACCAAGTTGGCTCTGTATTGCAGAGGTGACTACACCAACAGCGATCTCTTTTAATGCATGTAAAGACTCAGAACCAACGGATTTGGCAATAACCTTGGTTTTATTCCATGTAGTATCAGAACGTATATCAGCTAAAAACTGGTGGCCTAGATAGGTTAAGTCGAAGATTTTCCATACCCGCGGTGTTGTGTGTCCCATTATATTTATTGCTGTGGCATTAAGAAATCCTGCATCGATGAGCTGGAGGCAATGGTAGTTCAAATCGTCCTCTGAATAGTTAGGAAGTTTGTTACAAAGTTCGGACATTGAATAAGCGGTATCATATTCTATTGATTCAACTGTAATTAAAATATTGCGGATACAGTCCGAATTTAGGCGCATAGAAACCTCCTTTTCTTACTCCGTACTTTTCGTCAGAATTGGCGTAAAGTCCTCGTTCTTTAGTGTTTGGGTAGCCCTGATAAAGATATTATAGACCAGAAGAAAACGAAAAGCAATGAGAGGAGGTGTGCCCCACGGCTAAAAATACAGACTATTGGGTAAAACGCATGGCTTCCCTGGAGGATGACCAGTACCAGCGCAGCGCAGCCTATTACAAGGATGTCCAGCGCCAGTACATAAGAGCCACCAACAGTATCCAGATGGACATTGGCCGGTGGTACCAGCGCCTGGCAGACAACAATGACATCAGTTATGCGGGTGCCAAGAAGCTGCTTAAGAAGAATGAGTTGGAGGAGTTCAAGTGGACGGTCAAGGATTACATAAAAGCCGGAGAGGAAAATGCAGTTGACCAGCGCTGGATGAAGGAACTGGAGAATGCATCCGCTCGCCACCATATATCCTACCTGGAGGCAATGAAGCTTCAGATGCAGCAGCACGCAGAGCTGTTATCAACGGAGTTCGAGGGGGGCATGACGGATTACCTGCATAAGGCCTATGGGGAGCAGTATTACCGAACCGCTTTCGAGGTGGCGAAAGGGACCGGGGCGGGAACCAATCTGGCCCGGCTGGATGACAGGAAGATAGAAGCTGTCATCAAAAGGCCATGGGCGCAGGATGGGGAGGACTTCTCGAGCCGTATCTGGACAAATAAGGATAAATTAGTCAGGAACCTGCATACCGAGCTGACGCAGAACATCATCCGTGGTGAGTCTCCTCAGAAAGCCATAGACAGCCTGTCAAAGACCATGGAGGTCAGTCGGAGTCAGGCCGGGCGCCTCATCATGACTGAATCCGCGGCCATCTCATCGGCGGCTCAAAAGGACTGCTTGAAGGAACTGGGAGTGGAGAAGTATGAGATTCTGGCCACGCTGGACGGCCAAACCTCTGAAATATGCAGGGATATGGACGGTAAGGTCTTTGACATGAAGGATTACAAGGTGGGCATTACAGCACCGCCTTTTCACCCCAATTGCAGGTCCACCACGGTGCCGTACTTTGACGATGAGTTTACAGAAGGGGAACAGCGGGCTGCTAGGGATGGGGACGGAAAGACATATTATGTTCCGGCGGACATGAAGTACCGGGAGTGGGAAAAGCGGTTTGTTGTTGAAATGCAGATAGAACCTGATATAATGAAGTCAGGAGCAGTAAGCGGGGCGAGGAATCCGAATGGAAATGCTGCGAAAGATCATGCAGAAAGATACTACGGGCTTGTACGGAGTATGAAAACCGATGTTCCTAAAATCGCAAAATCAACAGGTTATTCAGAGGAGCAGATTCAGGAGATTAAGAACTTTATTTTCTTGGATAAGCATGACCTGGGCGGCCCAGAACCAGAATATTTCGCGCCCGATTATATGATGGCCGAATCGTGGAGAAGACTGATTGATGGAAAACCGGAGTCGCACGATCTGACGCTCCTAAAGCATGAGATTAAGGAAAAGGAATTAATAGGCCAAGGATACAGTCAGGATGAAGCACATAGACTGACATCAGCGGAATATAATTACAGCAAGGAGGCGAGTAAATTCTATGCTAAAATTAAAAAATATAAAAAGGAATAACCGTGTCATAGAATGTGACATTATTCCGGAAGATAGTAAGCAAAAAGGGCATGTGGTAGTTGACATAGCTTCCGGTAATCTTCGTGAATACAGCCTGCCAGAGGGATATGAGTGGTGTAGAAATCATGTTAACCACGCACAAATCGAGTTGTTAAAATTATCAAGGGAAAAGAATATGCCAGATGAGAAATTAGTCATGTGGTATTAGTACCACCAGTCAGCAAAGGGCCGGTGGTATTTTATTTTGTCGCGATAATTGAAATAACTAAGTTTAAATGAGCACGCGGGACTATCCCGGGTGTTATTTTTACGTCCAAAAGAAAGGAAGAGACTATGAAAAAAGAAGATTTTGTCGCTCTGGGCATCAGCGAGGAGCTGGCATCCAAAGCGGAGCGGGAATCAAAGAAGGAGTTGGAGGGCTACGTCCCTAAAACGGACCTGGAGGCCCTCAACGCCACAAAGGTCCAACTGGAGAAAGACATCAAGACCAGGGACAAACAATTGGAGGAACTGAAGAAGGCCAGTGGCAGCAGCGAGGAGCTCCAGAAACAGATTACGGACCTGCAGGCAGAGAATAAGGCTGCCAAAGAGAAATATGAGGCGGATATGAAGGAACTGAAGCTGACCACCGCCATCAAACTTGCAATCGGTGACTCCGCCCATGACGCTGACCTTGTGTCCGGACTTGTTGATAAAAGCAAGCTGCTCCTAGGGGACGACGGGAAAGTCACTGGCCTTGAAGAACAGGTGAAGGCACTGAAGGAAGGTAAGGCGTTCCTGTTCAAGGATTCTACTCCTGCGGCCGTCAGGCAGGGAAGCGGAAAAAACGGTTATAAACCCAAGGCCGGCGAGACATCAGAGGGTGGATGGGCCAAGACAGTGGCGGAGAGCCTGAACAAAGAAACCTCAAAAAACCCCTATGCGGATGCATGGGCAACAAAATAGAGAAAGAGAGGAAATGACATGTATTTAGTAAAGAAGACGTACGATAATTCTCCGGAGTTCCTGCGGAATGAGCATTATGAGAACATCACCTGTACGGTACTGGACACCGGGGTGACAGCGGACACCGAGGGGAAGAAATTTGTTCTGGCAGGCAGTCTGCTGGACAAGGATGGAAAGATGGTAAAGGTTGCGCGCAGCGGGAGCTCCGGGGCTTATACGTACACATTTTCCACGGAACCCGTTGGCATTCTTTTCGCAACCACTGAGGTCACATACGGACAGCAGGCCGGGGCCCTGATGATTGCCGGTTCCGTCAACACGGAGCGGCTGCAGGGGGAATACCTGGTTGATGCTGTGGACCAGATGGTGGAAAAGATGCCATTTATTAAATTTTTTGTGGATGGGAGCCTGCAGGTCAAGGCTGCCACACCCACAGTATAAGGAGGATTAAGACATGCCAAGAGTAGAAGAATTATTAACACCACAGGAGCTGATTGATTATACGAAAGAAAGGCAGACCGAAGCCTATATGGGTGAGTTGCTTTTTCCGGAACGTAAGACTGAAGCAATGGAAATTAAGATGATTAAGGGTGCGTCCGACCTTCCCGTATCTGCCCATATTCATGCGTTTGATACGGAGACAGAACTGGGCTCCAGAGAAGGCGCTGATTACAGCATGCAGGACCTGGCCCTCATCAAGAGGAAAATCCGCCTGGGTGAGAAGGAAATTATTGCCCTTGAAAGTCCCAGGAATGTCCAGGAAGAGGCGGAGATGGTCCGGAAAATTTACAGCGACGTGGATAACCTGGTGGCGGGAGTGAAAACCAGAGTCGAGTGCTTGAGAATGGAAGCCCTGTCCACAGGAAAGCTTTCCATCAATGAGAACGGCTTCAAGGCAAGCATTGATTATGGAATTCCGAGCACGCATAAGGCTGATAAGACATGGGGGAGCGGTGACCCCACTATCCTGGAGGATATGGATGCCTTTGTGGACCGGATTGTAAAAGACACCGGGTTCACACCAACACGGGCATTGACATCCAAGACCAATCTGAACCGCATTTTACGGGACCACAGGATACGCGCTGCAATCTACGGTGTGAACAGTGACCGGGTGCTTACCAGGGCGGAGCTGAATGCTTTCCTGGCCCAGCAGAGCCTGCCGCAGATTGCCATTTATGACAAACAGTACCGCCAGCAGGATGCAAAGGGGAAATATTCGTCCGCGCGCTTCCTTCCGGAATCTGCATTCATTATGATGCCGGATGGGAAACTGGGGGATACATTCTATGGTCTTACGGCCGAGGAGCTGGAGCTCCGTAAGAATCCGGATGTGGATGTGTCTGCTGTGGGGAATATCGTGGTGGTACAATATGACACGGTAGACCCTGTCGGCCGGTGGATTAAGGCTGTTGCCACGGCCATGCCTTCATTTCCGTATGCAGACCAGGTATTTATTGCTACCATTTCGTAAGGAGGGGCCATGGACCTAATGAAGCTGAAGGCGTTATTGGGGATACCTGAAGGCGATACAACACAGAATATCGCTCTGCAGTTCCTTATGGAGGATGTGGATGAGACTATCCGGAACTACTGCAACTTAAAAGCAGTTCCGGCAGGCTTGACCAGCACATCATACCGGATGGCAATAGACCTGTACCGGTATGAGCGTCCCGGGGATGGGGAGGCGCCGGACCGGGTATCATCCATATCGGAAGGGGACACATCCACCAGCTTTACAAGTGCGGCGGATGCCTTATCAGGCGGTATCCTGAAGGATTACCAGGGGCAACTTAACCGGTACAGGAAGCTGGGGTGGTAGAATGGTAAGTGAGGCAATCAAACGGGCACAGAGGATGCACAGGAAGGCCATAGAGGCCACTTACGATGGAACATGCAGGATTTATGGTATGCAGTCTGTAAAGGACCCTGTGACGAAGGTGACGAGGCAGGAGGAGGCCATTGTACAGGATGGTGTAGCCTGCCATCTGTCTTACTCCAGCACGGCGCCGGCGGCCGGCAGTGATACGGTTACGGGTGTGGCACAGACCATCAAGTTGTTTCTGGCTCCGGAGCTTGTGGTTCCCCCGGGATGCCGGATTGAGGTCACCCAGCAGGGCCGGACGGAGAGTTATGCCCAGAGTGGAAAGGCCGCGGTATACTCCTCCCATCAGGAGATTCTTCTGGAGATATGGAAGGAGTATGCATAATGGCGAAGGGAGGAAGTTTTGATTTTCGGGAAATAAAGAAGCTGCAAAAGCAGATAGAACGTCTGGAGCAGGAGAGGGATGCCTTCAACCGGGAATGCATCCAGGAATTAGCCTCCCGCCTGCTGAGGAAAGTTACACAGAGAACACCGGTAGGCAAGGCTCCTAAGCTGGATGGAACGAAGACAGTAAAGGTAAAGGGTTCCGATGGTAAGACAAGGACCTTTCTGTCAAAGAATGGAGTTATAAAGCAAAAATACTGGGCCGGATATCAGGGCGGGACGTTAAGACGCGGCTGGACGGTGGGTGACATCCAGAGGATAGGGGATAACTACCAGATTGAAATTATCAACCCGACCGAATATGCGTCCTACGTGGAATATGGTCATCGGCAGACACCTGGGCGCTATATCCCAGCCTTAGGCGTAAGTGCAAAAAAGGCTTGGGTCCCGGGAAAGTTCATGCTTACCATATCGGAAAAAGAAATCAATGACCTGGCGCCGAAGCTGATAGAGAAAAAGCTGGAAGCAAAACTTCGGGAGGTGTTCGATGCTTAATAATATCATGGATGCTGTCACCAGGCGGCTGAATGAACTGTTTGGCGATGGTTATGAAATTTACACAGATGCGGTAGAACAGGGCCTTAAGGAGCCTTGTTTTTTTGTGCAGTTTCTGGAACCGTCTGAAAAGCCGGTGATTGGTCAGAGATACTATCGTGAGACGGCTATGTGTATCCAGTACCTTCCTGGCGATACCCCCCAGCCCTCTCGTGAAATGAACCGGACGGCGGACATCCTCATGGACGGGCTGGAGTATATCACATTAGAGGATGGCAGCCTGCTGCGGGGGACCGGCCGCAGTCACAGGACAGAGGATGGCGTGCTCACCTTCTTTGTCAGTTACAATATGTTCGTCATGAAACCGGAGCCACAGGAGGCGTCAATGGAGGGGCTGGAGGCCAACACACAGTTAAGGAGGTTTGGGAATTGAAAGAAACAAAACAGGGAGAAGCAACATTTTTAAAACAGGGACTGCTGGAGGCGGAGTGCTACCAGGGAAAGAAGGACCTGGTGAGTGCCCTGCTGGAAGATGGCAGGAAGTATTCATTGAAAGAAGTAGATGCGGTAATAGATAAATTCATGAAAGGAAAGGTGAAATAAATGTTAGGAGGCGGAAGCTTTACGGTTCAGAATAAAATACTTCCCGGAGCTTATATCAATTTTGTGAGTGCTGCCAGCAGCGTTGCGGTACTATCAGACCGTGGGACGGCGGCAATCCCTCTGGAGTTTGGTTGGGGGCCGGAAAAGGAGGCTTTCATTGTGACAGCCCAGGATTACCAGGAGCGGTGCCAGGAGATATTCGGGTATCCGGCAGATGCGCCGCAGATGTGGCAGGTCAGGGAGTTATTCAGGAACCTGACGAAGGGTATCTTTTACCGGCTCAATGGAGGAGTTAAGGCTGCTTGTGATTATGGACAGGCGAAATACAGTGGTGTACGCGGCAGGGACCTGATGCTGGTCATCAGTGCCAATGTGGATGACAGCACGAAGTTTGATGTGAAAACCATGCTCGATAAAAAGGAGGTGGACCGCCAGACCGTGGCAGCAGCATCAGAGCTCAAGGATAATCTGTACGTTGTGTTCAAGAAGGATGCAACTCTGGCAGCAACGGCTGGAATCCCATTTACTGGTGGGACGAACGGGGAAGCGGTGAACGGAGAGGACTATGCACAGTTCTTGGCCAAGATGGAGTCCTATACATTCCAGACATTGTGCTGCCCATCCATGGATGATGCAGTCAAGGCTGTATTTACGGAGTATACCAGGCGGATGCGTGACGAGGCCGGCGTGAAGTTCCAAACAGTGATGTATCGGATGGCTGATGCGGACTATGAGGGAATCATATCCGTGGAGAACAAGGCGGCAGAGCTGGAGCAGGGGCTTGTGTACTGGACCTGCGGGGTTCAGGCGGCCTGTGCGGTTAACAAGACCAACGAGAACCGCGTATACGATGGTGAACTCACGGTGGATGTGGATTACACGCAGGAACAGCTTGCGAGGGCTGTCCGTTCAGGAAAATTCATGTTCCATCGCGTAGGTGATGATGTGCGAGTCCTGATGGATATTAACACGTTGGTGACCTTTACGGAAGAGAAGAAGGAAGATTTCTCGAATAATCAGACTGTGCGCGTCCTGGACCAGATTGGTAATGATATCGCATCTATGTTCAACACAAAGTACCTGGGAATCATGCCGAACGATGACGCGGGCCGGGTGAGCCTCTGGAACGACATTGTGACCTACAATAAAGAACTGGCAAGGCTGCGGGCGATTGAGGCCGTGGAGGCAAAAGAAATCACGGTAGAGCGCGGGAACAGCAAGCGGTCTGTTGTGGTGAATTGCCCGGTGACACCGATTAACTGTATGTCGCAGTTATATATGACAGTAGTTGTTTCATAAGGAAGGAGATACATATATGCAGTCAATGAATGCAAAGGATGCCGTGAGCGCATCCCTGGCGGAGTGTTTTGTCACGATTGAAGGGAACCGCTATAATTTTATGCAGGCCATTAACCTGGAGGCCAGCATAGAGAAAACAAAGTCTGAAATCCCTATTCTGGGGAGGACCGGAAAAGGAAATAAGACAACCGGCTGGAAGGGGAGCGGGTCCGCGACCTTCCACTACAATACCAGCATCTTTAGGGAGCAGTTGTACCGATACAAGGAGACTGGACAGGACGTGTATTTTGATATCCAGATAACCAATGAAGACCCGACTTCCAGTGTGGGACGGCAGACCATCATCCTGAAGGATTGTAACGTGGACGGAGGAATCTTGGCGAAGTTCGATGCGGATGCAGAGTATCTGGACGAAGACCTTGATTTTACCTTCGAGGATTGGGAGATGCCAGAGCAGTTTAGTCACTTGCAGGGAATGCAGTAAGAAAGAGAGGATAAGAGAATATGGGAGATTTAAGCTGTTTTTTAGCGCAGAACGCAGTCAAGGCGGAAAACGTAAAGCGTGTGGTATCAAGGCGCTTTCTGGATAAGGCAGGAAGGCCAATGGAATGGGAAATACAGTCCATCACATCAACCGAAGATGAGGCGTTAAGACGAGAGTGTACTAAAAGGGTGCCGGTAGTTGGTAAAAAGGGACAGTATACCCAGGAAACAGACTATAATCAGTATCTGGGGAAACTGGCATCTAAATGTACGGTATTTCCGAATCTCAATGATAAAGAACTCCAGGACTCCTATCATGTGATGGGGGCGGATACGCTTTTGAAAGCTATGCTGACAGCGGGGGAGTATGCTAATTATCTGGAGAAGGTGCAGGAAGTCAACGGATTCGATGTGCCAATGGAAGAACTGGTTGAAGATGTAAAAAACTAATTGATGGGGGCGATATGGAAGCGAATCTTGCTTACTATTGCCTCCATAAGCTGCATAAGTGGCCGCATGAGTTCCTGGCTTTGGATAGATACGAAAAGGCTGTCGTGATTGCATCTGTTGAAACTAAGCTGGAGCATGACAGGAAAGAGGCACAGAAGGCCAAGAGTAAAAGAAAGAGGTAGAAATAATTGGCAATCCACGCTATAATAAGGATAGATTATTATGGCGTGGAGGTATTGAGGATGGGAGCACAAAATAAGGTTATTGCTGGTGATTATATTGGTAAGATGGCAGGGGTTAGTTTGGGGCAATTATATATTGCTACATCTTTTGGAAAGCCAATGTATTTAAATAAACAAAATATTGAAGCATATGAACTAATAACAGATGAGCAGAGAAAGAGTGCTGCCAGTGGAGTTATTAGAGGAGCTGTAGGAGCTACTTTGTTGGGACCAGTCGGATTATTGGCAGGACTATCAGCAAAGAATAAAGGAATTTATACAGTTGCTATAAAGTTTAAAGATGGAAAGAACAGTTTGTTAGAGGTAGATGACAAATTTTACAAAGCATTGATAAAAACGATGTTTTAGAAATATGAGGTAACAAGAGCACCCGGAGAAATCCAGGTGCTTTTGCTATGGATGAACTAACACAATTATTGATTGTTGGTTTTTGACACAAAGAAAGAGGTGGAAATAATTGGCAATCCAGGCTATAATAAGGATAGATTATTATGGCATGGAGGCATTGAGGATGGGACTGTTTGGGGGTAGCAAGGAAGCCTGTTCTATATGTGGTGGACAGAAAGGTGTTAAGCAGATAGCAGATGGATATGTCTGTAAGGATTGTATCGCTAAATGCGGAGTTTGTTTAATCACACTTGCATGGAAAGATATATATCTAAAAAGAGTAAAAGACGCTATTAATGATAATGAAATAAATCAACAAAGAAGTAGAATATTTCATCAAACTAAAGTTATTGAAAAAGAACTTTTTATTGATGAACAAAATAGGCTGTGGAAACTAAAATCATACGGGAATTTATATTTCACATTTGATGATATTATTAACTATGAATGTCAAAAAAATGGTATTGGTATTTTGTCCGTAGGTGTAGGCAGCGCTTTGGTAGGAGGATTATTATTTGGTGGTGTCGGTGCTATTCTGGGAGGACTATCGGGATCTAAAAAGAAGGAAGAAATTAATGAATTTAAAATCATTGTTAATCTCTATAATAATTCGTATCCTCAATTAAGCATCAATTTGTTACCTACCGGAAAAGTAAAATCTGATTCAATACTATTTAAGTCTTACTGTGAAAAGGCTGAGAAGATAATGTTAGGACTAAGTGATATGGGAGGTATAGAAAAAAGTACTGAGGGCTGCAATAACACGGAAGTATCACCAGCTGATGAGATTTTAAAATACAAAAATCTTCTTGATGCAGGTGCCATCACACAAGAAGAGTATGATGGCAAAAAGAAGCAACTTTTAGGTTTGTAAAAGCAGAGCACCCGGAGAAATCCAGGTGCTTTTGCTATACCCATAAGAATCCACCTATTCAGCGTTGGGAGTCTTTTTTAAATTCGCTGATTTTATAGCATAGATAACTAGAAGTGTCTTTCTTTAGAGCATGCAGTTCATCTTATGAACTTCCCACGGACTTCCTTCCCAAATATGAATATAACGGGAGTCGGGAAATGAAATCAGCGACAGATTTGCTCAAACGTTTTGAGCTGGGCATGAAAGCAAGAAGCTTTAATGTACTTTTACGGGAGCAGGGGTATCTGGAAGAAAGAACTAGAAAGTCAACTAGTAGCCCTACAGGAATGAAAAAGTACAATGCTCTGACAGAAAAAGGATTGCAGTACGGAGAGAATGCGGTCAGCCCGCAATGTCAGAGGGAGGTGCAGCCCATGTATTATATTGATACCTTTACAGATTTATTTAATATAGTGGTATACGGGGAGGTGGCATAATGACATATCCAGTGAACGTAGAAGTATATGCAGATTGTAAGAACCCAGATGAGAGCGACAGAGAATTATTCAAGGCCATAGCAATCAAAATCAATCGGGCATATTATGCTGGCCTGGAAGATGGAAAGAAGGAGGCCGCAGTATGCAGAAATTAATAACCATCCCCGTGAAACAGTATGAGAAGATGTTGAAAAGTTATGATGATGCAATCAAGGAACTGATGGTCTTGCGGGAGCAATTGGAAACACATAAGAAGCAAATAAGCTAGAATAATCAGAGCGTCCTTCAAGCGGAGGACGTTCTTTTATGTGAATTTTTTGGTAGTAGAAAGAAGGTGAATAAGTGGCAACAATTCAGAATGCTATACAGCTGTTTGATGGTATGTCTCCGGTCCTCAAAAAGATAGCTAATGCTACCAATATTGTGATATCTTCCTTGGAGGAGATGGCAAAGGTGTCGAGCCAGCCTTTTGACACTGCCCGCTTGTATGATGCAAGAAGGCAGTTAAATGAGGCAGAGACGGAAATGAACCAGATTGATGAGGCAATAGAACAGGCCAGAAAGGGGGAGGAAAAACTTAACCAGAGCATGGCGCAGGGGACTAAGGAGGCCCATGGATTAAAGGAAACCTGGGAAAAAATCTCTGGTACGCTTGGAATGGCTGGAATTGCAGTGGGGGCAAAAGAAATTCTGACTGGTGCGAATGATAAAAGAGCGGCGGGTAATACTTTGCAGGCCCAGACCGGCATGCAGGGAGATACATTGGAAGTCGCAAAGCAGAGTATGACAAATCTGTACACTGATAATATGGGAGAAAGCCTGGAGGATGTGGCCCAGAGTATGTCAAAAGTTTATCAGATTACGGGACAGACAGGTGTTGGGTTGGAACAAATGACAAGGGCGGGAATACTCCTGAGGGATACATTTGGTTATGAGGTGACTGAAAGTATGAGAACTGCGGAAATGATACAAAAGCAGTTCGGCGTATCCGGTGCGCAGGCATTTGACATGATTATACAGGGTGCACAGGCTGGGCTTGATAAGAACGGTGACCTTCTGGATACAATCAATGAGTACTCCGTGCAGTTTAAAAAACTTGGATTTGACAGTACTGATATGTTTAATATGCTGATTAATGGTGCTCAGAGCGGTACGTTTTCGGTTGACAAACTGGGGGACGCAATTAAGGAGTTTTCTATTCGTGCTATCGACGGAAGCAAGACGACACAGGAAGGATTCAAGGCCATTGGGTTGGATGCCAATAAGATGGCAATAGCATTTGGGCAAGGTGGAGATGTAGCGAAGCAGGCATTCCAGCAGACTATGGACGCAATCAGCCGTATGGAAGATCCGGTACAAAGGAACATTGCTGGAGTCAATCTTTTCGGCACTATGTGGGAAGATTTAGGTTATGAAGGAGTCATGGCATTAGCAAACCTTAATGGCTCGGTAGATCTGACAACCCAGAATTTGGAGGATTTGAATAATGTCAAATACGATGATGCTACAAGCGCATTGGCCTCCTTGGGGCGTACTGTAAACATGGGGCTGTCTGGTGTAGTAGGGAGCGTGGTTAATGTAGTAACCCGGCATATGAATGACTTTACGGCAGGTTTGCAGGGCGATGCGAGCCAGATACAAGGAATATTTGGTGGAATTGGATTAGTTGTAGGGATTATTGGGAGGGCAATATCAAATAACTGGTCGATTATTGAACCTATAATGTGGGGAGTAATTGCAGCATTGGGCTTATATACAGCGGCATTACTTATCAATAATGGTGCCCATCTGGCAAGTGCTGCAGTAATCGGAATATCTACAGCAGCGACAGCGTTGCATACAGCATTTACTTCGAAATGGACAGTAGCAACGTTTACAGAGACATTAGCACAACAAGGATTAAATGCGGCTTTACTTGCCTGCCCTATAGTTTGGATAATTGGTCTGATTATTGCTTTAATTGCTGTATTCTATATGGTTGTGGCATGGATTAATAAAACAAAAGACACATCCGTTTCTGCAACAGGAATCATAGGTGCTGTTTTTGGAATTATGGCGGCTAATATCTATAATTCGTTTGTGTATATCTGGAATGCTGTAGCAGCCTTTATAAACTTCTTCTACAATGTATGGAACGATCCGATTGCGGCTGTCAAGATTCTTTTCTATGATTTAGCATCAAATGTGATATCATGTGTAATCAATATGGCCAAGGCAATCGAAGATGTAATCAATAAGATACCTGGAGTGGAAGTGAACATAACGGCTGGGTTGGAAGGATTACAGGGAAAGATTGAGTCAGCAGCTGCAAAGGCAAAAAGCGAATCGGAATGGAAAGAAATTGTAGAAACCAAAGATTTCTGGGATTATGATGATGCTGCGAAATCAGGATATAAGATAGGAGAAGGAGTTGATAAAAAGGTAAGCGGCGCATTCGATGGCATTAAAAATACATTTGACGGTATTGGCGATAATTCAACAATTCCTGGCACCATGGAAGGTATATATAACAACACTGGAAATACAGCGGGCAATACAGCAGCTATGGCCGACTCCATGGACGTGCTGGACGAGGACTTAAAATACATGCGTGATGCCGCGGAGCAGGAAGTAATCAACCGTTTCACCTTGGCCGAGCTTAAGGTGGATGTCAAGAACAGCAACACCCTGACCAAGAAAACCGACTTTGACGACATGGGCCGGGCGTTGTCCATGTTCACCAGTGAGTTCCTGGCATCCGCAGCGGAAGGAGGGCATATCTGATGGCATACGAAGTGTACATAGACGATATGCTCCTTCCCATCCCTCCGCAGAAAATACCCATCAAGTATCCAGGCCAGAATGAGACAGCCACTCTGATTAATGGAGAGGAAATAAACATAACCCGGCCTCCGGGCCTTGCGGAAATCAGCGTTGACGTGGTCCTGCCCCAGATGGACTATCCATGTGCCATGTGGGACGGGAGTGTGGAAGATGCGGAGGAGTTCATCAGCCGCTTGCAGGACCTTAAGGAGAGTGGGGACGCCTTTGAGTTCATCGTCATCCGAGACTCCTTCGACACCAACATGGACGTGACCCTGGAGGACTACAAGGTGTCGGATGATGTGAAGGAGGGCCTGGATTTGGTGGTATCCATCACCATGAAGGAGGCCAGGCATTATGGGACGAAAATTATGAATTTTACTATTATAGAAGACCAGGCGACTCCAACGGCTGAAACACCGGAGGAGAATCGGCCGGCTGAGCAGACGCAGGCCAAAACGTATACTGTAAAATCAGGGGACTGCCTGTGGAACATTGCAAAGAAGCAGCTGGGGGATGGGAGCCGGTGGAAGGAGATTCATGATTTAAACCGGGATAAGATTAGCAACCCCAACTTAATTCACCCTGGCCTGGTGCTAGTGATGCCATAAGGAGTTGAAACAATGAATGTGCATGTATATATACAAAACGGACAGATAGTTTATGAGCCGGCCGTGAAAGGGAGCATAACCTGGGAAACCCAACGCAAGGGACAGCCAGGGAAATGCTCCTTCTCCATTATATCAGATGGAAAACTTAAAATCGAAGAGGGAAACGCCGTCCGGCTGGATGTGAATGGGACCCCCACGTTCTTCGGCTTTATCTTTGAGCGGAGCTGGGGCAGTGACGGAGAGGTCAAGGTCACGGCCTATGACCAGCTCCGGTACCTTAAGAATAAGGACAGCTACAATTATGAGAATAAGACAGCGGGTGAGGTTATCCAGATGATTGCTGGTGACTTCAATCTACGGACAGGTACCCTGGAGGACACTGGGTACCCGATACCTTTCCGGAATGAGCCGGATACGGCACTGTTTGATATTATCCTGAATGCCCTGGACCTGACCATGATGGCCACAGGGAAGATGTTCGTACTGTATGACGATGTCGGGAAACTTACTCTCAGGAATGTGGAGGACATGAAGCTCAATGTGATGATTGATGATGAGACGGCCCAAGACTATGACTTTACAGTCAGTATTGATAAGAATACCTATAATCAGATTAAGCTGTTCCGTGAAAATGATGATTCAAAGAAGCGTGATGTGTTTATGACCAAACACACGGAGAATATCAACAAGTGGGGTGTCCTGCAGATGAGCGAGTCCCTGGACAAGGGGGTGGACGGTCAGAAGATAGCGGAGACGTATTTGGGCCTGTACAACCGTCCCTCTAAAAGCCTATCCATCAAGAAAGCATTTGGTGATATCAAGGTACGGGCCGGATGTCTTATACCCGTGTTCCTGGATGTGAAGGACATGCAGCTCAGGAACTATCTGCTGGTGGAAGCCGTCACGCATTCAATTGATAAGGGGGTTCATACCATGGACCTAACATTGAAAGGAGCTGGAATAAGTGGATAATGATTGGATTGAGAATTTAAGGAACATTTCACGACAGGCGGAGGAGGCGGCAAAACCGTGCAGCGTACTCTTGGGAACTGTGACGGGGACGTCTCCGGTGGCAGTGCAGATAGATCAGAAGATAACTGCCACAGCCGGCCAGCTGCTCATACCACGGTATCTGACGGACCATGTGGAACAGATGTCAATACCGGGAGTGGGTGATGTTGCGGTTGCGGTGAAGAATGCCTTGAAAGCCGGAGAGGCGGTTATATTGGTACAGAAACGAGGGGCGCAGCAGTACCTTGTGATAGACCGGTATTAGGAAGGAGGTGCGTGATGCTGCCAAAGACAGGAGATATTTTAAGAGCGGATTTTACTATCCGAAAACAGCCGTCAAAGACATATAGGTTGAAGGATGGAAGGGTGATAGGGAATGTGGAGGGAATAGAGGCTGTAAAGCAGTCCGTATTCTGTATTCTGAACACGGAGCGGTTTGAACACATCGTTTACAGCTGGAATTATGGTAGGGAGTTTGCAGACTTGTATGGCGGGTCAATGGGCGTGTTGGAGTCTAAGATTAAAAAGCGGATTAAGGAAGCATTGATTCAGGACGACCGAATACGAAGTGTCGGGGCTTTTTCTTTTACACGATATAAAAATCAAGTCATCGTAACCTTTACCGTTTCCAGTGATGCGGGAGTGTTTGCAGTTGAAAAGGAGGTGTCAGTAAATGTATGAAGACGTAACATATGAGGAAATCTTGAAGCGTATGCTGGACCGTGTTCCAAGTGATGTTGACAAAAGGGAAGGGTCAATCGTCTATGATGCATTGGCTCCAGCCGCGGTGGAAATCCAATTGATGTACACAGAATTGCATGCAGTGTTGAATGAATTGTTCGCGGATACGGCTAGCCGTGAGTATTTAATCAAGCGAGCATTAGAGCGTGGCTTGCATCCGAAAGAGGCCACATATGCAGTACTAAAAGGTGAATTTGACTTGGATATTCCCATTGGCAGTCGTTTTTCGTTGGAGACATTGAACTATGTGGCAGTCGAACGTATTGCTAAGGGGCAGTATAAAATGCAGTGTGAGACTATAGGTACAGCAGGGAACACGCTGTTTGGGACACTCATACCGATTGAGTATATCAGAGGGCTGTCACAGGCAGAACTAACAGAATTGCTGATTCCGGGAGAGGACGAGGAAGGGACGGAACAGTTCCGGCACCGTTATTTTGATAGTCTGCATTCACAGGCATTTGGTGGAAATATAGCGGATTATCGTGAAAAGGTGAATGGCATTTCTGGCGTGGGAGGTGTCAAGGTGTATCCGGCCTGGGATGGAGGAGGGACCGTTAAGCTGGTAATCATTAACTCGGAATATGGAATCCCGTCGAATGAACTAATTCAGGCGGTAAAGGATGTAATTGATCCAGATTCGAATACAGGTGCAGGATATGGCCTGGCACCCATTGGCCACACGGTTACCGTAGAAGGAGCGGTAGAGGAGCGAATTTCCTTTATGTCCAATATTGTCTATCAGGCGGGCTACAGCTTTGAGAGATGCAGAGAGGATATTTTCCAGGCAATTGATGCATATTTTCATGAACTGAACATGGCTTGGCAGGATGATGTTCAGACAGTTGTGAGGGTGTCACGAATTGAGGGACGCCTGTTGGATATCGAAGGTATCGTGGATGTCTATGATACAAAGATTAATGGAAGTCCCGGTAATCATGTACTCTCTTCCGGTTCAATCGCGATAAGGGGGGATATAAGTGGATGATAAGAGGGGGCAGCCAGGCCGGATACTGGATTTAGCCAGGTATGTCCCGGATTTCCTGCGGGAAGTAAAGGAATTCAGACAACTCTATGGGGCGCAGGAAGGTGAATTGAAACGGCTGTATGGAGACCTGGATTCGCTATGGAAGGACAGCCTAATTCCTGATGCCACAATTCAAGGGATTAAGCGATATGAGCTGATGTTGGGTCTAAAACCATATTCTGGAGACACGCTGGAAGAACGCAGGTCAGCAGTTTCGCTCAAATGGGACCAACAGCTTCCCTATACACTTCCCCGCCTTAAGGAGCGCCTGGCGGTAATCGTGGGGAACGATGGGTACATATTACGAGTGAGCGACAAGACGTATGAGTTGGAGTTGTGGATTGTTGATCAGCCATGTCGCGTATTACAGGAACTTCGGGATATGACACGGCAGATGATACCAGCCAATCTGTTGTTTATTTTTGCTGGTTTATATCCGATAGAGATACCAGTCAATACAGCTACATCAGGTAGGTTGGAATTGACCTCCAATTTCTATGCCCGATATAACCGTGAGTTCTTGTACTTGGATGGAACGTGGAAATTGGACGGGACTTATTTACTCAATGGGTACAAGAAGACAGCGGGACTGGACCTGTATCCATTTGGGATGTTAATAAGGGGTAACCTATCGGCCAGGAATGTAGTAGATGGCAGAGCAGTTGGTATGATATCAGAAGTATTTGAGGAGATAAAGGTCCACACTGCATTACTGCTGCGATCGTCCATGCTGGCAGGGACCAGAGTGGGAGTGCAGCAATGGCTCAGAGGATACACGGCAGTCTCAGTAGATACAGAGGTGCGGACTGCCTGTCAAACTGACGCGACAGTGTACCCAAAAATGCAGGAAGTACTGACGCTACACAGTGACGAAGAGGTAAATGCCTCCATGGTTTCCGTGTCCGGGATATTACAGCAGGTATCTACCGGGCCTGAGATGATTTGCAAGCTGACTGTCGAGAACGACTTATGGTATCTTGATGGGACTTACCTGCTGAATGGAACCAAATTATTAGACGCAGAGATTTTTGAATATGAACTATGAAAGGATGGTAAGACAATATGGCACAAGGAGTAATCACAGAGATAGGACGCAAGAAACTGTGTAGGTCACATGCAGGGGACCAGACACTGCCAGCAATCACCCAGATGGCCTTTGGGTCTGGTGGTGTGGATGCGGATGGGAATGTTATTGAGCCAACCGGAACTGAGACGGCACTTAAGGCGGAACTGCTTAAGAAGGATATCGGCAGCCACAGCTATACGGATGATAAGGAGACCACCTGCCGATACACGGTACGTTTGGGTAAAGCGGAGCTGGCTAATCAGAATATATCCGAACAGGGATTATTTGATTCAGACGGTGACCTGATTGCATATAAGACGTTCCTGCCAAAAGGCAAGGATGATGACATGGAGTTCATTTTTGATATGGACGAGGTATTTTAAAGGAGGTGCAGGATGGCAGATTTCCCAATCACTGAAGCCCCGGAATTTTCTGGGACGATGGCGCAGATAACAAATCAGGACCGTGGGGCGCCAGATACATTCAACCCACGGTATCAGAAGTTGTTGGATAATGATAACTATTTAAAAAAGAGGACTGAACGGGCAGGAATAATCATCCCGGTCTCTATTCTGGCCTCGGACTGGTCTGCTGAAGCCCCATATACCCAGACTGTGCCGATAGAGGGGCTGACAACGGAGGACAACCCCATACTGGTAAAGGTGATTGCAGACGGGGCAACGCCGGAACAGGTGAAAGCGTATAACAAGGCATTTGGAATGATTGACGATGGGGACACGGCAGATGGGCAGGCAACATTTAAATGCTACAATAAGAAGCCCACGATTGATATGACCGTAGGCCTGAAAGGAGTGTAAAGACAAATGGGTGAAATATTGATGACAGGCGGGAGCGGAGGCGGAAGTGGAAGTGACGAGTGCACAGCCACGCTGGACCATGTACTGGCTGGGGAGACTGCGGTCACATCGGACAGTAATGACGAGCCTGGCACAGGGCGAATGACAGTCAACAGTATAATGTCTTTTAGTGTAGCGCCGTATTCTGGGCGGCGCGTATTAGTAAAATGGCAGAATCCAAACCCCACTCCAGGGAAACCATTTGGTGGGGTTATCGTTAAATGTATGGCAGGCAGATATCCAGCATGGAATGAACCTGATGCCAACCTTGCCGCGGGATATGCTGGAGTTGGTAGTAATACAGCTCCGGGTGGTTGGTCACAGGTATTTATGGATATGCCAAATCTCAATACCTTATATTACTTTACATGTTTTGGATATGCAACAACAAGCTTTGGAGATATATGGAGTCCGGTATATGACCCAGCATCTATCAAGCAAGCAACCGTAGCCACTGGTGGAGTGCAAAATATTACAATTACTGGTACACAGGTATATACAATACCAGATGGATTCAGCACTATTGACGTATTCTGTGTTGGGGGTGGAGGTAATGGCAGTGAAGTATCAAGAAATCTTTCATCAACAAACCCATTACATGGCGGAGCTGGAGGCGGTGGTGGGTATACAAATACTGCCAAAGGTGTACATGTAACTCCTGGACAACAAATAGCCGCTACTGTAGGTGGTGCTTGCGCTGCAACTTCATTTGGAAATATCTGCACTGCTGGTGGCGGACAGTCTGGTATAGTGGTTGGCGCCTCAAGAGTGCAGGGAGGAAATGGAGGTTCCGGCGGTGGCGGAGACGGTGACGCATGGGGGTATGCCTATCGAAATGGTGGTAGTGGTGGACAAGACGGTGGGAATGGTAGACCTGGAGGAGGAACTGGAGAATATGCATCACAAACATTAAATCCTGGTACTGGTCAGGGTAGAACCACAAGAGCATTTGGTGAAGCTGGTAATACACTATATTCTGGTGGTGGTGGTTCCGGTAGTGGGTACTGGCAAAGTGGTAGTTCATCAGAAGGACACTATTGGACCGGTTATTATGGCGGAGCTGGAGGGGCTGGCGGCGGAGGAAATCCAGCTACTAATGGTGGAGCAGGTACTGGTGGAGGCGGCGGCGGCCAGAATAGACCATATGGTGACCAATCATATAGACCATACTGTGGACCAGTTGGATACGGTGGTTCAGGAGTAATATTGTTAAGACTATATTAAGTAAGGAGGATGTAAATTATGGTAGCACATGAAGTATATGCATTGGTGCATGATGAAACAATCAGGGATGTTTGTGTTGCATATAGCTATGAAGATGCAAACAGGGTTGCAAGGATTGTATATGGTGATACTGCATTTGCCGTTGATTGCATGCAGTACGTTTGTGAGAGGAATGACAAGTATATTAATGGTGTATTCTTTAAGGCTGATGGTGTTACAGTAATTGACAGATTGCCAACTGACAAGGAAGAGATCCAGCAGCTAAGGGCAGATAATGCCCAACTTACAGTGGCTATGGCAGATATCATTGGAGGTGCAGTGTGATGAATGAAATATTTAAAGCGATAGTTATTAAGGGGCTCAGAATAAGGAAGAATCAAGGAGAGGAGCCGGCAGACATCCTGGAAGGTTACAGGAACCTGACAAAAGGCGAGAAGGTCGAGATACTGGCGGTATTGGAAAGGAGCAGTAATGGGTAAGATATGGATACCTGGGGGCGGTGATGGCGCTGACCTGGATGTGATAACAGCAGCGTCATCGGATGTACGCAAAGGGAAAGTGATCGTAGATAAAGACGGAAATCCATTGACGGGAATCATGGCGGAAATAGCCGCCAAGACTTACACGCCTGGGACATCTAACCAGGTTATTGCGGCTAATCAGTTCCTGGCCGGAGCACAGACTATTAAGGGGGACGGAAATCTAAATGCAAATAATATTGTTTATGGGAAGAGCATTTTTGGCGTTTCCGGAAATGTGCGGAAGTATGCGAGTATAACTAAAACCCTTACATCATCTACCAGTAAAGTCAATTTTACGGGAGGTGATTGCTCCATATACGCTTATTATGTGAGTATTAGCAATATTGGCTTCACACCTCTCTATGCATCAATTGTAGGAGAACACGCTGATTACACCCCTATTCATGGAGGAGGAGATGGATGGGGGTTTGCTTATGCTGAAAGAAGCAACAGAAGTAGTTATGGAACCCAATTTTTATATTGGCTTAATGGTGGATACTATTCCTTAAACTCCGGCTTGGTAAGACTCCCAGCGGGATCAATAAACGGGGGAAGAAATATGACAGTTAAAGTATTTGGTTACTATTAATAATATCCGGCAACACAGTACCAGACAGTACCATTTTCAATACATGGTAAGACAGCATTGGTACTATTTACATGCCAGGCACCACTCATATTAAAATCAAATCGGTAATTCCATCCAGCACAGTGGGCAGGATTGCCTGACCAAAATCCCACTAGGGCACCATCTGTCCAGGCAATGCACGATACATTAAACCCTGTTGGTATTGTCGCCTTATACATTGACCTTCCAGGATCATATCCAGCACTGATAGAGATGCTTGCAGTACCTGAGGATGATACAGTACTGTTTTTCACGGCATACTTCCGGACATTGCCGGCCACCCCAAATATAGACTTCCCATAAACAATATTATGGCTCTTAAAACAGGCTTCCCATAAACAATAGTATCGCAAGATAGAAAACATACCTATACTTGAAACCATCATTGATAAACAGTATATCACAAAGAAAGGATTGATGAAACATGAAAGCATTAGTAATCTATGACGACACCGGCCGTATTTGGACTATTATGTATGGCGAGGAACAGGTACCACAAGGCCTGCAGTGCATCTGGGTAGATATCCCAGATGGTGCGAGACTGGACCATATTGATGTGACAAATGCCGGCAATCCACAGCCGGTCTTTGCGTATCTGCCTGAGTCAGATATTGGACGTCTGCAGGAACAGGTGGTAAGTCTGGGTGACCAGCTTACAGAGGCACAGTTGGCACTCACAGAACAGTATGAGGCCAATCTAGCACTGGCCGAAGAGGTAACCAATACCCAGCTGGCCCTGACAGAAATTTACGAGGGAATGGAGGTGTAAGGAATGGCAAGTTATATGGTAATTGTATATGCGGACCTTATTCGCAAGGGCAAGAAGACGATTGAACAGGTCCCGGAGAAGTTAAGGGTGGAAGTCGAGGCAGTACTCAATGCTTAGGCTGCTGCTCTTTTTATTATTGAGGAAGGAGGTGGATACCATGGCAGTCATCTATGCGACCCTGATTGTGAAGGGGAGGAAAACATTCGGACAGGTCCCGGATAAAATTAAGGACCAGGTGCGCCAGGTACTGGTTGACCTGGAGTGTGAAGAACTGATTACTGAGTAAGGAGACATCATGGGCGAGATAATACAGTACATAGTTGTCCATTGGGTGGAGTGGCTGTTTGTGGCCATATCCACCTTTTTAGGCTTATGTTACCGGCAGATGGCAAAACGGCAGAAGGAGGAGAGCCGAAAAAATGCCGCACTTCACGATGGTATGCAGGCACTTTTGAGGGACCGTATCATACAGGCCTACAATCATTATCAGGACAGGGGTTACTGCCCTATATATGGCAAAGAAAATGTTAAGCGGATGTATGACGCATACCATGTCCTGGGCGGCAATGATGTGGCAACAGAGCTTAAGGACAAACTTATGAAGATGCCGGAGGAGCCGGCAGAAAGAGAGGAGTAGGATATGGATTTTGGAATAGCGAGTGTGGCAGGGATTACAGTGATATGCTATCTGGCCGGGATGGCCTGCAAAGCATTCGCCAGACTTAGGAACGAGGTTATCCCGGTAGTATGCGGAGTGGCAGGGGCAGCCTTGGGAGTGGTAGGAATGTATACCATGCCGGACTTCCCGGCCCAGGATGTTATCAATGCGGTGGCCATTGGAATTGTATCCGGATTGGCTGCGACCGGGATTAACCAGGCTGTCAAGCAGCTTAAACAGTAGTAACCATTTACCATTGCATAGAAGGAGAGTAAGATTATGCCAGAAGTAAAAATGACAGAGCAGCAGCTGAATGACCATGTAAACAACAATCCGATGACTAATAAGCGTCCATTGACGGAGTGCTCCCATAAAGCGCCCTATGGCCCGGGGACTGGCAGGGAGGACCCGAGGGCACACGACCCGAAGCCTACAGACGATAAGGAGAAGTGGCAGCCAAGCAACACCCCGAAGCACAATTCCGACCAGGACCCGGAACACGGACCGGGTATGGAGTAATTTGTTGCGATATCGCAACTTGTGACGTCACAACTTTTCATGGCTCAGGGATGCCCCTGGTTTTCTCTTGATAGGATAGAAAGAATTAAAAACACATCTTGACTTGTTGCATGCAACATGATATATTTGTTACATGCAACAAGGAGGTGAATAAGATAGCTGAAAAAAAAGAGTTTGTGTTAATTCCTCAGACAGTAAAAAACAGGTCAGATTATTTCAGAGAAAGAAGAAAAGGAAAAAAGGCATTTCACGTTGAAGTTGAAAAGGATACGATGGAAGCTTTTGAGAAAGAATTAGCTAAACAGAATAAAACAAAAAAGGAATGGCTTGACCAAAAAATTAATGAGGAATTAAAAAAGTAGCAGTTGGCTAGTTTGGCGACCGGCAACTACTACTTTTGCACCAGAGGTTTCCCATCTGATAAATATATTATATCAGTTGGTGAAACTTCTTTCAATAACCAAAATTTGAAAGGAGTTTTATTATGCAAAAACAAAAATTGGATATTTTAGAAGTAACAGGAATTCGTGTCCTTACAACAAAGCAGATAGCAGAAGCTTATGGAGTAACGAAAGACAAGATAATCTATAATTTTAATTACAACAAGGATCGATACATACTCGGAAAACATTATATTGAGGTAACAGGTGATGAATTAAGGAGATTGAAAACGACATGTGAAAATCAAATGTCCCTAAAATATGCTAAATCCCTCTATCTCTGGACAGAAAAAGGCGCTCTTCTCCATGCCAAGTCCCTAAACACTGACAAGGCGTGGGAGGTGTACGATTACTTGGTGGACTATTACTTTCGGGTGAAGGAGAAATCAGAGAATAAAGAAGTCGTTCCGATTACGCCAAGTAAAAAGTCTGATATTAACAGCATTAGTTCGACTAAAAGAGTGGTGGTAAACATACCTGAGAATGAGGAAGCTCAAAAACTAATTAAAGATATGAAAAAATATCTTACAGGCATGGAGATTGTTCTTGAAATGTATAATACATATCAAAGGGAAGAAAATCTTGAAAGAATGAAGTATATGTTATTTAGAATGGAAGGAAAGATTGTAGATGTAGTTTATTCGTTATACAAATTAAAGCCAAAACTGGTTGAAAAATAA